AGAAGGATTAGGATTAATTAAAAAGTTTGAAGGCTGTGAGTTAGAAGCTTACGTTTGTGCTGCTGGTGTTTGGACTATTGGTTATGGTTCAACTAAAGGTGTAAAAGAAGGTGATAATATATCTCAAGAAGAAGCGGATAAATTACTGCTGCATGAGATGGATGAATATGAAGGTTATATAACCGATAACGTAACGGTTGACCTTAAACAAAATCAATTTGACTCATTGGTGTCTTGGGTTTTTAATCTTGGTCCAACTAACCTAAAAGCTTCTACTATGCTTAAAGTATTAAACTTAGGTAATTTTGAAGGCGTACCAGAACAAATGAAAAGATGGAACAAAGCAAACGGAAAAACTCTTGATGGGTTAATTAGACGAAGAGAAGCAGAAGCTTTATTATTTGAAGGTAAGGAGTGGCACGAGGTTTAATATGCCGTTAAGTAAGTTTATATTTAAACCAGGAATTATGCGTGAAGGCACAGCGTATGATAATGAAGGCGGATGGTTTGATTCTAACTTAGTAAGATTTAACGCAGGCAGACCAGAAAAAGTAGGAGGTTGGCGTAAAGATTCTATTAATACTTTTTTAGGTACTTGTCGTGCTTTACACTCATGGGTAGCTTTAAGCGGTAGTAAATTCTTAGGTTTAGGCACTCATTTAAAATACTATATATTAGAAGGAGATACTTTTAACGATGTTACCCCAATTAGATCTACCACAACTAATGGTATTACTTTTGCTGCTACTAACGGCAGTAGTACTATAACCGCAACCGATTCTAGCCACGGGGCAGTATCAGGTGATTTTGTTACTATAAGCGGAGCAGTCAGTTTAGGCGGGTTAATTACTGCTGCGGTACTTAATCAAGAATATCAAATTGATTCTGTTCCTACTATTAATACCTACACTTTAACAGCTAAAAATACTAGCGGTACTACCGTAACAGCTAATAGTAGTGATAGCGGAAACGGAGGTAGCGGAGTAGACGGGGTTTACCAAATTAACGTAGGTTTAGATGTATATGTACAATCAACAGGTTACGGGGCTGGGCAGTGGAACACAGGTACATGGGGTTCAGTTACTGCTTTATCTCAGACCAACCAGTTACGTAATTGGTCTCATGATCATTTTGGCGAAGATTTAATCATAGCTGTACGTAATGGTCAAATTTTTTACTGGGATAAAACTAACGGAGTTAATACTAGAGCCGTAGCTTTAACAGGTATTAGCGGAGCTAGTTTTGTACCTACTGTTTGTTTAGGAGTTACTGTTTCGGAAACTGATAGACATGTTATAGTTTTAGGTGCTGACCCTATAGAAGGTAACGCTAGAACTGGGGTACTTGACCCTATGCTTATAGCTTTTAGTGACCAAGAAAACCCGCTACAATTCGAACCTCTAGAAACTAATACAGCTGGTGATTTAAGATTATCTGAAGGTAGTTTAATAGTAGGTTCAGTTAAAGCTAGACAAGAAACTTTAGTATGGACAGATACCGCACTCTATAGTGTTTCTTTTATTGGACCTCCTTTTACTTTTGGTTTAAATTTAATTAATAATAACACAGGTCTTATAAGCCCTAACGGAGCTGTGACTTCACCTAGCGGAGTATACTGGATGGGTTATGATAATTTTTACGTTTATAACGGTAGTGTATCAAAAGTACCTTGTAGCGTATTAAGTTATGTGTTTGATGATATTAACAGTGGTCAAGCATATAAGATAAATGCATTTACTAATAATGCACATGATGAAGTAGGTTGGTTTTATCCGTCAGCTAGTTCTACTGAAATAGACAGATACGTTGTTTATGATTATAATGATAACGTTTGGACTTACGGTGAGTTAAGTAGAACCGCGTGGCTAGATGAAGGCACAGTTGATTATCCTAGAGCGGTAAGTGAAAACTATCTATACGAACATGAGTTTGGTTACAATGATGACGGTAGCCCTATGACCAACGTATTTATAGAAAGCAGTGATTTTGATATAGGTGACGGTGAACAATATGCATTCTTTAGTAAAATTATACCTGATATCAAATTTTTAAATAACACTAGTGATGGCAAAGTTAATCTAGTTTTAAAGACTAGAGATTTTCCAGGCGACAGTTTAAGTACTAATAGTACTAACGCTATAGCTAGTAATACTAAACAATCTCACATAAGAGGTAGAGCCAGACAAGCAGTTATACGCTTAGAGTCTGAAGATAATAATTCAAACGGAAGTAACGACGATACTGGTTGGAGGTTAGGTGCTACTAGAATAGAGATAAGAGGCGACGGTAGAAGATGAGCAAATTATTAGCTACTAGGCTTCCTCAATCTATGGGTGAGGAGGTTACTTCTGATACATATAATAGATTAGTAAGAGTACTAGAACTTAATTTAGGTACGTTTGACCCTGATAATACAAGGCAAATGAACCAAGTTACTAGAGATACAGTAAAGTTTAACGTTGGTAGTCTTATATGGAATACTAGTGTTGGAGTACTGCAAGTATGGACTGGTCAATACTGGATAGACATTGGTCAACGGTTAATTGACCTTGGTTACGAGGCTACAGCTGTTCTAGGTAAAGTTACGGTTTCTACTGGTGGGGATACTTCTATAAATATCGGTGATAATATCACATGATACCGTACAGAAGCCTACTATACATAGTTCAAAGTTGTATATATAATAAAATGATGTTCAATAAGTTGGTAATATGGGCGGTTTAAAAAGTGCATTCAAAAGCATAAAAAGGTTCGTTAAAAAGAACACGAAAGAGATCGCCACTATAGCAGGGTTATTTATTCCTGGAGTCGGTCCAGCGTTGGGTGCTGGTATCGGTAGAGGTATAGGCGGTTTAGCTGAAGGTGAAGACCTCGGTGAAGCAGCGATGGCTGGTGCATCAATATATGCTGGCGGTAAAATGTTGGGCGGTGCTGGTTTTGGTTTTGACCCTTCTGGTACTGGTTTTTCAGGTAAATTTATGGCTGGAAAACCTGGGGTTCATAGTAAAGGTATAGGTGGTTTTTTTGAAAGTATAGGAGCTAATACTTTTAACTTAGTTAACCCTAATGCGGCAACCCCTGCTTTAAATTATACAGGTACTAATGCTATAACATCACTTGGTATGCCTTTGGAAAGTGTACGTGAATCTTTTGGTGGTTTAAATTTATTAGGAAAAGCTGGAGCTGGAGCTATTGCTGCGAGCGGAGCCAATAGTTTAAGTGGCGGTAAATTATTTGATGCTTTAAGTGGCGGTGATGATGAACCAGCTACTATGCCAGGACCAATAGATCAAAGTGGATATCTACAGCAAGGTTTAACCCCCGCTACGTTAAGCGACGTTTACAGTACTAAAGGCTCAGGTACTGGTATAGCGGGTAGTATGCCTAGTTTAGCACAAAGTTATGACTACGACCCCGTTAATTCTACTATAGCTGAGTTACTTAAAGCACAAGATGAATATGAACTTGAGTTCCCTGAGTTCGCTAGGGTAGGTATGAATAGGGGTGGAGCTTTAGGTATGTCACCTGCTATACAAATGGGTACAGATATACAACAACTACAACCTATAATGAATGATGTTTTACGACCAGCACCACCGATGCAAATACAACCATTTCCTTCACTCGGGCAACCAATTCAACAAAGGAGAGGGGCACAAGGCGACGTTATGAATGCACTTGAACCCGTAGGTGAATTTATAAAAGGTAGATTAAATACCGATGAAGTTGATTCTACTCTGCAGGAGTTTGCTCAAACTATTGAAAGTAAGTTCCCTGATAATAACGGTGGAGGCATGCAAGGTGGTTTTATGAAAAAACTTAGACCTATAAATAACGAAATAGGACAAATACCACAACTAAGACATGAAACTAAGGGTGATCAAAATATGTTAGCACCAGCACAAGAACTTACTGGTATAGCGAGGTTGGCTGATGGCGGTCAACTACCAGAAATGGATTTAAGAGAAATAGGCGGTGATATTAATGACCCTGAAGGTTCAGGCGATAAAGATACAGTACCCGCATTACTAGCAGACGGTGAGTTCGTAATGACTAAACAAGCAGTTAAAGGAATAGGTAACGGTGACCATGATACGGGTATAGCTCAGCTGTACGCTATGATGGACATGAACGAAAATAAAGCCCAGAGTATGGGTTTAGGTAGGGCATAATGGCAACAGAACAAACAACAGGACGTACCGAGCAGTTACCTCCAGAGTATTATAGACAGTTTATGGCTGGTGTCCCAGGGGCAAATATCCCTGGCATAATGCCTATGCTAAATCAAGATTTAGTAAACAAACTACAAGGCATAGGCGTAGCGGGGGCTAACCCGTATACGTATCAAGGTGAAAGGATAGCTGACTTTACTCCTGCTGAAAGACAAGCCATGCAGATGACAGCTGAAAACGTAGGTTCTTATCAACCGTATTTTGACCAAGGTAGCCAAATGGCTCAACAAGGTTATAGTGACGCTAGAAGTAGTGCTCAAGAAGGTATGGACTTTATGCGTCAAGGGGCACAGCAAGGTGCAGCGGGTATAGGTGAAGCTCAAGGTCTATTAAGACAAGTCCCAGGTATAGCACAAGACGCAACGTTTGAAGGTTTAGGCGGTGTACGTCAAGGTCAAGATACTTTAGGTCAAGCTGGTCAAATGATAGGCGGGGCTGGTGTAGATTTAAGTGGGGCAATGAATGAAGTTTCTGGTTCAAGACCAGACTTAGGTCAAGCTCGTAATTTATTAGGTAGTCAAGCTAACTTAGGTGAATCACAAAACATGTTGAGGAGCCAAGCTGATTTAAGCCAAGCTACCGACCGTTTAGGTAGTAGAGCTAATTTAGGTAGAGCACAAGACGCCATCAGTGGTTCTTTAGGTAATATAGGAGCTGCAGCTCAAACTGGGTTCGGTGCTACTCAAGGTTTTGACCCTAGTGGAATAGCAAGTTTTAGTAACCCTTACGAAGACGCAGTAGTAGGTAGAGCTTTACAAGATTTAGAAGATCAAGGTGCTAAAGCAGATATAGCAGGTAGAGCACAAGCTATAGGCTCTGGTGCTTTTGGCGGTAGTAGAGCTAGGTTAGGTGCACAAGAAAGAGAAGAATCATTAAGGGAAGCTCAATTAAAAACTGCTGCTGGGTTAAGGGCTCAAGGTTATGAGTCATCAGCAGGTAGAGCACAACAAGCATTTGAATCACAACAAAATAGACAAGCACAACAAGCAGGATTATTAGGTAATTTAGCTGGTCAGCAAGCAGGAATAGGTAGTCAATTAGGTCAATTAGGTCTTAGCCAAACTGGTCAAGATATTCAGGCTGGTCAAGCATTAAGTCAACAAGCACTTAATCAAAATGCTCAGAATTTACAAGCTGGTCAAACTTTAGGTCAACAAGCTCTTAATCAAAACGCTCAAAACTTACAGGCTGGTCAGTCTTTAGGTCAACTAGGTTTAAGTGAAGGAGCACAAGGTATACAACGTGGTCAAGCTATGGGTACTTTAGGACTAGGTCAGCAAGGTGCACAGCTTAATCAAGCTAACGCTATGGCTAATTTAGGTAGTGCTCAGGCGGGTATGGGTAGTCAAATAGCGGGTATGGGACAAAACCTAGCGGGTACTATAGGTACTGCAGCTGGAGGACTAGGTAGCCTAGGCACAGGACTAAGTAACGTATTAGGCGGTACGGGTCAAAACTTAGCTGGCACAGGTTTACAAGCTGGTCAGTTCGGGTCTAACGTAGGCGGTCAAATGGCTGGGTTAGGTCAAGGGTTATCAGCTTTACGTCAAGGCGACGTTAATAATATGATGGGTGTAGGTGGTATGCAACGTGGTCAAAATCAAGCAGGATTAGATTTAGCTTATCAAAACTTTGTAGGTCAATATAATTTACCAGGACAAATAATAGGACAAGCAGGTCAAACCGCAGCAGGACTAGCCCCTACTTTAGGCGGTACTACTTTAGCACAAGGTTCAAGTAGTGGCGGTAGTAACTCAATGATGCAAGGGTTAGGTACGGCAATAGGCGTATACGGAGCACTGAGATAATGGCAATTAACCAGCAAGACTTAATGGCGAATGTAGATAAATCAAGGGTCATGGCTCAAGCTAAAACTATGCTTGATCAAAACATACCTATAGAAACTATATCGAATCAATTAGGTCTTGACAGGAATACTCTCAATAATCTATTAATGCAGAATAGTTTGATGCCTGAATCAGTTATGCAACCTGAGGACTATAAAAATAGTTACGGGGCGGGTATTACTAGTAATGAAGTAATCGACCCAACTACCCAAGCAATAATAGACGGTATGAATAGTGGTGAAGGTGAAGGGGCAGATATAAAAGAATTTTTAGATGTAAATTTAGGGGCGAATAAAGGTGAGGACGATGACTTAACATCTGACCAAGCGGTAACTTCTGGTGGTCTAGCTGGGTCAATGAAAAATGAAGATTCATTTACCTCTTACCTTGAAGGTTCTAGTATGCTAGAAGGTTTAACTGACCCAGAAAAAATGGATATCTATAAAAGAGCAGCAACCGATATGGTCGGTGAAATGGATTATGATGAGTTTATACAACAACCCGACAAGGTTATGCCCTACTTAGCAGCAGGGCTTTCCCTTATCAACTCTGGTGAAAAAGGTGAGGACTGGGGTGCAGCTCTCGGTAAAGCCTTTATATCAGGTTATGGTTCTAAAAGAAAAGAAGAAAGAGAATATGAGAAAACTATAGCTGGTTTAGGTATTAAGAAGCAACAAAACGTAAATAATCTTGTTGGTCAGTTTGTTATGCTTGACTATAAAAACAAAGTAGCATTAAATAAATCACTGATGCAAAATAGTATTGAAAAACCTTTAATGATTGATATAAGCACAGACGGTAGTTTTACCGATAAAGAAACAGTACCAATGTCAGAAGCTTCTTATGCATTTATGGCTAAACAATATCCTAACCAAGTTAGAGAATCAGAAAATAGAAACAAAGAAGCATGGACTGTAGTAGATAAAACAGGAGGCATGGTCAATGTCTTATACGATCAAGACCAAGTGAATAACTGGGATCCTATGAAAAATGACGGTGCAGTTTTAAGGAAAGGTCATGATGAGCAAACTAATGTAAAAAATTATCTTAGAAAAGATGTTGATGGTAACGAACTTAACGACGCAATGTTATCTCCTCAACAATACAACTACCAAACACAGGAGTTAGGGTATACTCTAACACCTACCAGCACTAGTGGTACTATGAAATGGGTTCTAGATAAAAACGGTGAAGGTTTGTTTGTAAGTCAGACAGACATACAGAAAAACCCTACAGCTTATAAAGATGACTCAGGTATGAGTATGGTTATGAACAGTGACGGTACTTTTGAACTCACTAGAGGTAGTGCAGGAATGCAAAGATCTAGAGAAAAAGCTGGACGAGATTTTTATCAAGAATCTATAGAAAGTTTAGATGGAGTTCAACAAGCGTATACAAATTATTTTACCGCTTCTTTAGAACAAGATAAAATGCTTAAAGCTTTTGTTGATGCTAACCCAGATGCTATGGACTTACCTTTTAATAATATAGCAGGTAGAACCCTAAGGGGACTTGATTCGTTACGAGTAGGTATTCAAGGTTTAGGGGCAGTTTTTTCTAAACCTTACGAAGAAGGTGGTTACAAATTTAGCATAGTAAATGATAACGGTGACCGTAGAGAAGCAGATTTTGATGAATTTAAAGAAAGCGTGATGACTTCAGTAGCTTTTACCGACGCACTAAAAAGTCCTTTTGCTAAATTTTTAGAAGATATCGGTATAGCTGGTGAAGGTCTGAAAAATACAATGTTTGATTTAGCTATGGTTGGTGCTGCTACTTATGGTCCTCAAAAAGGTGGCGGTCTTGACTTAAGAGCTATGAGTGATAAAGATGTTATGTTCCAGATGGGTGTACAAGGCGGGAACTCATACAGTTTAGCTGGTTTCTTAGACACACGTAATAGGTTTGCTAGAAACTTAATAAAAAAGAATAGAAATTTTATAAAACGAACTATATTACCAAGTAAGATAAGTATGCTTATTGATGAAAACGGCGATGTAAAACAAAGTTATGTTGATGGACTTACGGGTGATGCAGAAAATGCTTTAAAAGAATTAGATGAGTATGAAAAACTTTACACTGAATCTTACGCCTTTGGTTTTCAAGGTGAATCAAGTAATGTAGCCCCTACATACTTAGTAGGCGTAAAAGACCCTGATGAAGATAACCCTAACGTAATAGAACTTAATGTATCTATATCACCGGAAACTGGTGTGATTATTAACGGGGAAAATGCACCACAATTTCAAAACATTATACAGCAGTTTGGTATCACAAGTCCTATTGATTCTAATACTAATACGGTAAACGGTAGTTACCGTGTTATGACTGCAAAATATATAAACTTCGGGAAAACGAACCAGCAAAAACAAAACGAATATTATAACATGTTGCAAAAAACTTTAAGTCAATCAGAGTTTGCAGTGCTTAATATGCATATACTCACAACTCAAAAACAGGGTAACTAGATATGGCGATAAATGACATAGTGGATATAGACCCGCTTATAGATCAGCAAATAGATTTAAGTAAACCTATACCTACGATGGCACAGCAAAACATCCCTGAACCTATAGCTGATAAAATATACCCTCCTGGAGCAGAAACTCCAGGTCAGTTTGTTTCTAATGATTTTAAGAACTTTTTAGTAGACAGAATTGGTGTTGCACCAGAAGTTATAGATAAAGCTTTAGGTCAACCCTATAGCGTAAGAGATCGTTTTTTAAACTTGAACCCTATTGATGCTCTAAGAGATATAGGAAGATTTGCTATTCCTGGTGACCAACCTTTAAATCCAGAAACTCAGCAACCATTCGGTTTAAATATTGGTGAATTGTTTAACCCTACTGATCCAGCAAGTAAAGCAGCAGCAGCACAAGGAATTAAAAACAACCCTAAAGACAGACCAGCATTTAAAGCATCTAAAGACGCTAGTTATTTACCCCCTGACCAATATGATAGGGGTGTAAAAGTTTTATTAAAAGAAGCGTACCCTAATACATCATATGCAGACTTAAACATACAAAGAGATCCTAATACAAAAAGGATTGTGTACACTAACCCTGAAAACGGTGAAACAGAATTTTTACAATCACCAGGAATAGACTGGTCTGATGTTACTGCTGTAATGGCACCTGTTGCCCTTGAAGCAGGGTTTGGTATAGGTGGTTTTGTGTATGGTAACACAGTAGGAAGAATACAAGGCGGTATAGCTGGGGGTGTAGCTGGGTTAGGAACTACCGCAGCAATTACAGATAATCCATTTTGGCAAAGTGTAGGTGCTGCAACAGGTGCTGCAACAGGAGCTATTAGCCCTGTTAGACCTATAGCGTTCACAGTCGCAGGAGAAACCGCTGGTCATTTCTTGTGGCGTTATAACAATTTAAAAAATATGAAAGAACGTGGTGTTTTGGACGAAACTTACGATCAAGAAAAAATACTTAAAACCGCCATGAATGATTCTAAAATAGTGGCAGCATTCAGTCTTGGTGGTAACTCAGCGTTTAATTTATTTGCTAAATATATAAGTGCTAACCCAGCAAACACATTAGGATTTAACAGAGACGACTGGGTAAAAGCATATGAAGAAATAGCAAATGTTAAAAAAACTGGTTCTCCAGCAGAAAAAATGGCAGTCACAGATTTATCTAGTGTTCAAGTTTTAGCACGTAGTGAGTCAGCTACACCAGAAAGATTAGGTAGTGTTCAAAAAGAAGTTGACACAGCTTTAGCTAATGACCCAGAAATAGAACTTAGGTTTATTAATCAAAAAGAAGATTTTGATATAGGTTATGCAAAAATGTTTGATGAAGCTGGGCTTGACACTGACATACTTTTAGTACCAGACGTTAGTAAAATACGTCAAACTTTTGGCAGAAACATTGGTGCATATTTTGACCCAGAAAATATATCAAAACTAGCTGGTGGAAAATCTTTCCCTAAAAATAGAGAAGTATTAGCTAAAGAAATTTCTGAAAAACTTGAAAAAGCTCAACCAGAAAGTGTTTTTGATGTAGTTTGGAACACAGGTAAAGTTACTAAAACAGAAACGTTTATGGATATGATTCCTAAAGCACAACAAACAGAATTTAAAGAACTTATATTTAGGGATTTTATAGATAGTACAGCTGATTTTAATCCTAATGCAATACAAGGTTATTTAAACAAACACGCAGATCAATTAAAAGCTGTGTACGGTGAAGAGTTTGTAGACGGTTTAAGAGGGTATAATAAATTAATAAAAGATTTAAGCGTCAAAGCTGCCAAAGACGGCGTACCTGACAATGAATTTATAAAACTAGGTACAGGTTTAGCTAGAGCTTATTTAGGTATTTTTACTAGACCGGGAAGAGTTATAACTGCTGGTACTCAACTAACTTCTAAAAGTAGAAGAAAAGGTTTTGAAAAATATTTACTTGACCCTGACTTATTGTATAAACAAATTATGAGACAAAATCTTTTAGATAATGAAGCTTTTTACACTACCGCTAGAGCTATAGCAAGAACATATGAACAGGCAACTTCTGCTGTAGATCCAGAGACCCCAGTTTCTGATGTGCCAACTAGACCAAGACAAATAGACCTTGAAGGTTTAGAAATGAATAAAGGCGGTAACCCTTTAATGGAATTAAAATACGACATGGGTAATTAATATGAGTTTACTTAAAAAGATAGGTATGAAAAAGAAAAGGGATGATCAAATTTTTGTTCCGCCTCCAATAGACCGTGATACCGAATTACCTCCTATGGCACCCCCAGACAATAGAATTATGCGTGATGAAGGTATAGGTGGTTATTTAAGCCCTAGACAAATATCAGCTTTTGTGAATCCACCAAGCCCAGATAATAGTGCTGGTCAGCAGAACATGGCTGATTTAATGAAACAGCAACAAGACACTTTTGGGGCTAGATTTATTTACCCTGATCCACCAGAAGAAACTCCACCTCCAGGTGGCGGTGGCGGTGGAACACCTCCAGGTGGCGGTGGCGGTGGAACACCTCCAGGTGGCGGTGGCGGTGGCGGTATAACCTTCCCACCAGATGGACCACCAGAAAAATTTCCACCTAATTTTCCACCTAAATTTCCACCTGAAAGAGAACCAGGATTACCG